GACAGAAGTGGATCGACCGCAAAGATCTGAAGGCGAACCCGGACAGGTTCTACGTCTTCGGCGACAACGTCGAACGCCGGGGCTACGGCGGGCAGGCAGCGCAGATGCGCGGCGAGCCCAACGCGATCGGCGTCGTCACCAAATGGAAGCCCAGCATGGCTCCTGGGGCTTTCTTCGACGACAGCATCCAGTGCCAGATCCTCGTCTTGCAGGATCTGCATGTCGTCCAGAAGGTGCTCGATGAGGGTAAGACGGTCGTGGTGCCGGAGGATGGCATCGGTACCGGTCTCTCTCGCCTGCATGCCACGGCTCCGAAGCTCGACCACAAGATCAAGACGTGGTTCGCCGAGCGAGAGAAGCGACTCGGACTCGGGTTCTGCCCGACCTGCGGGGAGCCCGGCAACATGATGGAGAAGCGTCCGAACGGCGACACCATCTGCACCGAGGGCCACAAGCACCCGTCAGTGGAGTTCCGCTGATGGGGCCGGAGCAACAGCGACTGATGAATCGGCTCTTCAACGATCCGACCCGCAAGGTGCGCAACTTCAAGATCACCCCCGGCGACAAGCCCTCCACCAAGGAGGAGCTGTGCGCCGAGATCAACAAGGCGATGGACGAAGTCGAGCGGCGGCGCGCTGCCGGCGACCGCGGCGATGGCCCTGTTCGCACGAAGAAGGCCCCCGTCGACGTGCGGGAGCTGGTCAAGAACCTGGAGGCCTGAATGCCCTTTCGACCTCGACCGGTTCCGACCGCCGAGCAGCTCGCGCGCATCGAGGCCGGCGACATGTACCGCGCGGGCGGTGATGTCGTCTGCAACGTGTGCGGCAAGCTCTACTACGACCATCCCTACTTCGCGGAGCCCTACGAGTGGCTCACCATCAAATGCAACGGAGACATCGTAAAGCTATGAGAAACGGCGAGCACCGAAAAACTGTCTACGGGTATCCCCTCTGCGACGTGATCAAGATCCTGGAGACACACGGCTACGCCGTGATCCCGAAGGCTGACATCCATAACCACGATCTGTTCATCCACGCCCTGACCAAGGACTCCTCGATCCCGGCGTGGATCCAGACGCTGGCGAGCGCCGCCCGGCTGCCGCGAGAGTCGCGCCAATGAATGTCTACGAGATCACCTTCGACGGCATGTGGCTGGGCGGGAAGTCGATCGTCATCGCGGAGTCCGAAGCCCGCGCGCTGGCAATGGTCAAGTTCGACCTGACCGAGCGGAAGATCAGCACGAACGGAATCCAGGTCGTGCGATCCGCACCCCACGACAAAGAACAGATCGTCTATCTCGACAGCGGGGACTACTGACGCCAAGGCGCTGGGCGAGCTGGAGTCCTCCGTGATCGGCATGACCAAACGGTGGTGGGTCAGGCCAAAATAAATCTCGAAAATCTCTTTCGAGGGGCTTCCATATAGCTCACTTAGGGTATTGGCACGGACGGGGCGTGAATGCTCCGTCCGGATGCCTCACCCAAAGAGGTTCTTATGTCTGTTACCCTTCAAGCTTTCCTTGTCGTCTTCCGCCAAGTCCGCTCCCGCAACCTGATCAACATCGCCGCAGAAGAGGAAATCCCGGCCCTCGCCGTGTTGCAGAAGGTGATCCGTGACCACTTCGGCATCCTCACTGACGGTGAGCTGGCAACGGCCGGAAAGGCCGTGCGCATCGTGGCTGAGGAGCTGGGGCACCCGCACCTGCGGTACAGCGTCCCGTTCAACGTCCCCGGCGCGCAGCACGGCAGCGGTTCGACCTACCGCCACTAACGACGAAGGCCCCGCGAGGGGCCGTTGCCTTATTCGTCTATCAGCTCTTGGATGAGCACCGCCGCCTCACGCCGCTTGGCCGTGTACTTCGCGGTGTGAGACCTGTAGATGGTCCACGGCTCATCGTTGGGCTGGTAGATCATCGAGTCCATGTCCATGAGCGCGCTTTTCAGCGCCAAGAGCAGGCCCTTGCGGTCGAGCTTCTCCTTCACCGGCTTCGGCAACTCGTCAGGCATCGCGTACGCACAGTCGGCGCAGATGATCGCCCGCTTGGCGCCGATGAAGCTGGAATCCTCCAGCTCCCGGCACAACTGACCGACGCAACGGCTATGGACGTACTCACCTGGAGCCCATCCATGCCGCTGCGGCCTGTCGTCATGCTTCCATTTGAGCCCGAGCCCAGCCATTAGCGGCTGAACCCGGTGGCGAGTGCGAGGCCGTGCGCAGCCGCGATGGCCTGCCGCGAGTGCTTGAAGCTGATCAGCTGCGTCTTCTCGAAATACTTGGCCATGGCCGCATCGAGGTCGCGGTACATCGTCTCCACGTCCGCATCGTTGTGGATGATGAAGTCAGGCTTGATCAGGTCGATGCGCTCGCTGGGATGCACGCCCCACATGATGCCGAACTTGCTGTAGAGGAACTCGCCCAGCTTGTTCTTGAACTTCGCCGGCTTGGTCCCCGGACGCTTGATCATGATCACGAAGCCGCCGAGCTGGCGGATCGCCGCGGCCTCATTCGGGAAGCGCACGGAGTCGTTCATCACGGACTCGCCATCCTTGACGCCGGCAGCCCAGGTGTTGGCCCAGAGGTTCTGGTTGATCATCTCGCGGCCCCACTCGGTGCCGATCGTGATCTGCGCGTAGCGCGAGGTGACGCCCAGGCACGGGATGACCTGCTCCTTCTTGGCGCCCTCCAGGTATTCCGTGATCTCGTCCGACGACATGCCGTTCGCCTGCAACAGCACGGCGAGCATCGCCCGCAGCGGCTCGGCGATGTGCTTGCGGCGGATGCCGTACTTCTGCTCCAGGTACAGCGCCGCCGTGGTCTTGCCCGACTGCGCGAAGCCTGAGAGTCCTACCACTACCGTCATTTGTCTTCTCCTCGTTTCAATTCAAGCAAATCAGCAGGCAAGCAGCTGCCGAGTGACGTCTGCTGCGTCCCAGAGCGACGGGACGCGGAAGCCGATGCAGTCGTTGAGCATCGCGTGCTCGTGCGGATTGGAGCCGTCCGGCTCGATCGCTGCGACGATGGGTTTGCGCAGCGAGTCGGCCCAGGCGATCTCCATCACGGTGCCGATCGATACGGTCTTCGCGCCGAGCAGGTTCACCAGCAGCACGTCGCAGCGCATGGCATCCCAGCGGTCCCGCGTCGTGAGGCCCTTGGGCATCGACATCGGAGACTCGAGCCGCGCCGTCTCAGCGGCGGCGTTCGTGAAGGTGCCGACCTTCCGCAGATGCTCCTGGCTCCGCAGCGGGTTCAGCGTCTTGATCCCGAACTGGCGCAGCAGCTCCTTCGCTGTCTGGCGCCAGTCGGTAGCTCCATCGAAGTCGAGCCCGGAGATCGGGCCCGCCAGGTAGACGAGCGGCTTCATAGTTCCTCCTTTTGCATTCATGCAAACGATCAGGCAGCGAGAGACGGCGCAGGCACGCGCACGACCCGACGCCCCGGCCGCCACTTGCCCTTCTGCAACGTCAGCAGCGAGCGCTTGCCGTCCGGGTACTGGATGATCACGGTGACCGCCCAACCCGACAGGCCCTTGTTGTAGCCATGGCGCAGGTTGATGACGCCGGCCACGTACACGCCCTCCATGATCTCGGGGCTGTGCTTGTCGCCGATCGACATCTTGCGCCCTGCCCGCGCAAAGCCTGCCACCGTACCCTTGGCGCCGTTCGCGCCGCGGAAGCCGTGGTTGCCGACCTCGATGCCGTCGATCAGATGGCTGTAGCCGTCATGGCACCAGACCACCCGCTCGCCGAGCTGCGGATACTTCAGGCGGATGGCGTGCTCCAACGTTGAGAACCGCGGCACCGGCTGGTCATTGTCGATGGCGATGGAGCGCCGCTCGACATAGTCCAGGTAGGCGTCTTCGAGCTGCATGCCGAAGCGGACGTTCTTGCCGTCGTTTCGGTACCGGCCTTCTCGGGCGTACTTCTCCAGAGCGATGTCGTGGTTGCCTTCCGCAACGACGAAGGTCCGGTCGCCAACCGTGACCATCGGCATCAGGTCGCTCAGGCCGACCGCCGTCAGCAGGAATCGACCGCACTGGTCGACCTCCTCCTCCACGCTGTCACGGCCTCGGATGGCCATCTCGTAGCTGTAGGCGTTGTCGTGGACGTGGTGGTGATTCCGCGCTTCGTTGTCGAAGATGTCGTGGCCGATGAGGTTCTCGGGATCGAGAACGTCGATCATGCTGTTTCGATACTGCGAACGGCCGCCCCGCATGTCCCACCCGAAGATGGCCATGCAGTTCGCCTGATCCATCTTGCGGACGTGCAGATCCGGCAGCGTGACCGCACGAGCCCGATGGCCCGTGGTCACCTCTGCGTTCGCCACGTAGGCGTCGAGGTCGTAGAACGCCCCGGTGTCGTCGTCAGCCGTGATCTGCCGGCAGAAGACGTCTCCGTCCTCGTCGAACTGCACGACGGTCGCGCCCACCACCTGGTGGAACAGCGACTTCACGCCCGCCTTGCGCGGGATGATCTTCGGCCGCGTGCAGGCGCCCGACGTCATGACCTGATGGGCCTGGACGTTGGGGTCATTCGACGGGACGCTCTTCAGCTGGCGCTTGGCGTGCGGGAACACGGCCCAGCGGCCCCGGCTGTACGTGACCAGGTCGGAGATCGGCTGCGACGCGGTCGGCAGCGTGTTCATCTCGCCGCAGAACACGAAGTTGCCGCCGATCTTCATCTGGCCGAAGCACAGGTGCTCAGCCAGCTCGGGGGCGTACTCGCGCGCCTGCGGGTCGTTCTCGGACCACCACTGAGTCTCGTAGGTCCAAGGACCAACGATGATCTCGGCGTTGATGTAGGCCGCATAGGCTTTCAGGTTGACCCAGAACTCCTCGTGCAGGAGCGCATCGTTCTGCGCGCCCGTGAAGATGAAGTTCTTGCCGCGGGGGTCGCGGTACGGCGCGACGCGCAGGGTCTCGACCATCCAGGTCCGGGGCTTGCCTTCCTTCTCCACGTAGCGGTGGTGCTTGGCAGACCAGCTCCGCAGCATTGGCGTGTCGACGATGACGGCTTCCGGATTGATGACCGGGTATTTCGATCGGGTGATGAGTTCGGTAACCTCGGCCGAGAGCGTCTTCGCCCGGATCAACGGGTCGACTTCTTCGGCGGACAGTTCTTCGCCACCAGAGGTGACGGTAGCCTTGGGTGTCGGCGGAACGTACAGCGACCAGTCGATCGCGTAGTTCTCTTTGCGCTTGCGCTTCAGCGCCTCTTCGGCGCGGACCCAGTTCGGATAATTGATGTTCTCACGGCGCTCCGCCGTCTTCGTCGCGGACGCGATGCCGCCGCGCTGCCCCTGGGGGTGATACCCCTGCTTCAGCAGATCTTCGATGACCTGTTTTCTGCGGGCGCGTTCAGCGGATGGCGTTTGCGGCGGAGCCATGGGGTCCTTCAGGAGCTGTGGATTTCTTCCTGAGGGACTACCATAACTTTTGCTTGAATGCAAATGAGCTTCGGGATAATGCAAACGGTTGGTCGGAAAGTCGGGTTGCAACCTCCGGCCGATCGGGATATTGGAACCGCCCACATTGGGGAGGATTCTTTGGATAAACGGATTTTCGTTCTCGGCGGTGTGCTCGCCGTGCTCGGCATTGCCTATGGGATTTTCACGACGATGAACCCGCCTGATCTTGCGACACGCGCTGAACGGGCTTGCCAAAAGGAATACGGCAACGGGCCCGGCGTCGGCTCCTGCACGGTCGATCTGATCATGCGAGGCTCAAGCGATCGAGAAAAGGTCAACAACGCATATCGTAACATGCGCTAATGCCGGGCTTTCACCGGCTGCCCCTGAGGCCTCAGGGTCTGCGTGTGCGGTTTGGTGTCGGTAGATGGCCGGGGCGTCCCGGCCCGCACAGGGCTTATCAGGTCGATTTCAGATTGAGGAACTTCGTGATGCGGTCGACCACCGCGTCCGGCATGGCCATGACCTGATTCGACAGTCCGTCCATCCGCTCGGTCAGACGGGTCTCGATCGAGCGCACGGTGTCCCAGGAGGCGTACTCCTCGACGACCTTCATCTTGAAGTTGGACAGTTCCTTCTCGACCGCGTGGACCGAGTCGGCGGCATCGCGGCGGACGCTCTCCACCTTCGTCTCCATCCGGTACCAGACGCCGGAGATGAGGCCGGTGGCGGCGATGAGGGGGCCGGCGAGGCTCAGGACAGCGTCCAGAGTAACGTCGGAAAGAGCCATTAGAATTTACCGTCCTGTTCTGCCCGGTCGAGCAGGGCCATGCAGGCCTTGGTGTCGTGAATGTTGGCGTTTGCCGCCACGAGGGCGGCCCGGTAGCGCGCGATCACGATGCGGGCATCCATACCCGCCTTGATCGGGGGAAGCTCCACGGCATTCGCCAGGCGCATGCAGGACTGGATGTCCATCTGCTCCTGGGGCGTCGCGTCACCGAATGTTTTGCAGGCTGCGAGCGTCAGCGGGAGACAGAGCAAAACTGCCGCCCTTCGCAGGCCGGTGAGCCAGCTGCGTTTCATAGTCCTTGACCTTCTTCTGGAGAGCGGCGTTCGCCGTTTCAGCCTGCTTCAGCTTGCCGGCCTGATCGGCTTCGGCGTCCTCGTCCCGGCAGTTGGGGTGGCGGGTCTCTTTGGGACCGTTGCACTCCCAGTACGGGGGCTCCTGCTGAACAGGCTTCGCTTGCGCGTCGGCGAGCTGCTGCTTCAGCTGCTCCACCTGCGCGGTGAACTTTGCGGAGGTCGAGACGACTCCGCGGTGATGGGCGTAGGCGATGATCGCCGCCAGGATGGACAGGGCAACAAGTGCCCTGCCCGCCGTGGTCGCGAAGAATGCCCTGGCCTTTTCGATGGCCTTATCCAAGGTGAACTCCTGTCTGGTGATCTTCGAGGCGACGCTTGATCACGTCGCCGTAGAGCCGCCACATGACGAAGCCGACCACGATCACGCCGACCCACCAGTACGGCGCGAGGCCGGAGGCGAGGTCTTTGACGGAGTCGAGGATGGCCTTGGCGGTCTGCGCGTGGCCGACCATGTCCTGGGCCTGATCGAGGATGCCGGTCTGCTGCGCGCCGCCGAGGGCGCCAGCACCAACCAGAACCTTCGACACCAGGGATCCCTTGTCGGCAGCTTCGACCGTCTGGGAGCCAGCAGCGCGGAGGTCGTCGACTGTCGCGGTCTGGCGCTCCGGCGCGGGCTGGCGGGCCTGCTCGGAGCCGACGCTGTCGAGGTGCCCGGTCGTTTCATCGTTCGGATGGCCCGTGATCTTCAGGCCTTCCTTGCGCTGGAACGCGGACGTGGCGCCCGTGGTCAGATCGCCCCAGTCACCGTCGATCTTGCCGATCGGGTAACCCAGCTCCTTGAGCTTGCTCTGGTAGACCAGCGTGATGGTCTTGCCCGGCTTGGCTTCGAAGCCGTTGACCAGGCGGCGAGCCCAGACAGCGTCTGCGTTGCGCATCCGGACGTCGTAGTTGTTCTGCTTGTAGCCGGCGCCGTTGTAGCCGCGGGCGAACGAAGCGAAGTCCTT